GAAGGCCGCGATTTGGCAGCCGATGTGGTGGATTCGTCCGCGCGTTTTGGTAGCGGCGAATGGAGCAATGTGACATTTGACCAGATTGCACGCGATGTGTGCGCGGCACGCGGCGTAGAAGTGATCGTGATGCCGGGTGTGGATGTGGGCGCACCGTTTGAAACCTTCCGCATTGAAACCGGCGAGAAAACCGGCGAAGTGTTGTCACGCGGTGCGGCGTATCGCGGTTTGATTGTGTATTCCACTGTCGATGGCAAATTGATGATTGCGCGCGTGAACACGGCGCGCGCCACCGCCATCATTCGCGGCGGCGATAAAAACATCATCAGCGCAGAGCGTTCTGGTGGCGAACAAGAATTGTTCCATCGCTACTATGTGGAAGGGCAAGATGACCCGAATGCACTCGGCACTGAAGCCACTTCACAGCGCGGCGGTGCGATTGATGCGCGTGTGCGCATCACGCGTGAATTGATTATTCCAGCCGATACCGGCAGCGGCAAAAAGTCTTACAAAAAACGCGCAGACAGTTGCGTGAAGCAACGCCGTGCGCGCGCCGCGCAGTACACCTACACCCTCGATGGTTGGCTGCAAGCGAACGGCAAGCCGTGGGAGGTAAACCAGCGCATTGATGTGGACGATGCGCAAATGGATTTGGACATGGCCGAGCTGGTGATTGCGGCGCTGGATTACAAAGTGGATCGCAAACAAGGAAAGATCGTCACGCTCACGCTGAAATCGCCGGATGCGTTTGACGATGCGCCGGTGCCAGAGCCGGAGGACGACTGATGAACGTCATCGGCAAAATGAAAAACATGCTGAGTGATGCGATACGCCTCGGCAAAATTACTGCCGTTGATAACAGTACTGGTTTGCAAAACGTGACGGTCGATGTGCGCGTGGGTGTAATTGATACCAAAGTGGCGCGCGTGCAGAACTACGGTTTTTCTTCATCACCTGCGGCGGGGGACGCGCTGATGGGTGTGGAAGTGACGGTGAATGGCAACCGTTTTGTGGTGGCGATTGATGACATGGGCAGCCGCCCCAAAGCGGGTGAAGCCGGTGATGTGTGGATGTACCACCGTGAAGGCCACATGATTCACATGACGAAAGAAAAAATTATCAATGTCACTGCGGAAACTTTGAATGCGGATGTGACGCAAACCAACTGGAACGGCGACATCAATCACAACGGCAATTTAACGCACACAGGTGACACCACGCACAACGGTGATACCACGCAAACGGGTGACACCACGCAGACCGGAAAAATTACGGCCACGGATGATGTAGTGGCAGCCAATGTTTCGCTAAAAAATCACCCGCAATACGCACCCGACAACACCACGCCGATGACCGGCAAACCGATACCGACACCATGAGCCATAAAACTGTAGATGTTGCGTACAAACCGTGGCGCTTTGATTTAGTGAGTGAAGCCACGGGCGTGGGTGCGGATTACGCACACCACGAACAAATTGCATTGCACCTGCCGTACAGCAGCGATGTGGAAAATATCCGCACCGTGTCACTGCAACACGATGACGGCTTAAAAACACAAATCATCAATTCTTTATTTCTGGATCGGCGCGCTGAGCCGGATGACCCAGGCTACAGCGAACTGCAACACGATTTGCGCGGTTGGTTGGCAGACGGTTTTTTTGTGGAAGGTGACCGCTGGGGCAGCAAATTGTGGCTGTTGCCCTACATCGGCGTGATGAGCGGCGCGCCCGATGATGAATTACTCAAATGGGCAAAAGCGTGGACAGAACAAGCCCTGCAATGGCTGATTGCCGATGGCGTGGCATCACGCATTGATGTGACCACATGGTATCCAAAACCGGAACGCATTCGCATTCATGTGGCGCTGTTTCAAAACGACAACTTGATCTACAACGGCCAATGGGAGGCGTTCCGCGATGACGTTGCAAATTCCAACACTTAAGCAATGTGTAAACAATGTTTTATACACCCTGCAAACCGCATTCAAACCGAATGACGATGCCACCGCGCAACAAACGCCCACAGCTGCCAAATTGCGCCGCGACAACGATTACATTCAAGGTTTTGCGTTTGGTTCAGCGATTTACGGCGTGTGGCAATACATCCGCGATTACATTGCGCTGCAAAGCTGCCCACTCACCGCTACCGGTATTTTTTTGGTGTGGTGGGGCATGGTGTATGCCGTGTACCAAAAACTCGCCACAGCGGCGTTTGGCACGGTAACAATCACCGCGTTGCACGGCACGGTAATTCCAGTCAACACAGTATTGCGCCGTGGTTCAGACGGCTGGGAATACAAAACCGATGCAGAAATCACCGTGGAATCCGTGGGCGGCGCTGGCACTAACGGCACGGCCACGCTGAATGTCACCTCATCGAAGGCGGGCAGTGATGGCAATGCGGGTGCAGGCATTGTGTTGTCTTTGAGCGTGCCGATTGCCGGTGTGGTTTCAACAATGGTGGCAAGCATTGATCGCGGCACCGAGGATGAACTGGAAGAAGATTTTCGTTCACGCATTTTGTTTCGCATTCAAAACCCGCCGCACGGTGGTGCGCCGAGTGATTACGAAATGTGGGCACTGGAAGTGGCCGGTGTATCCAAAGCGTGGTGCGAGCGCGTGCCAGATGGCCCCGGCTCTGTCGGTGTGCGTTTTATGATGACCACGGGCTTTCCATCGCCCGCTGATAAAACCGCTGTGGAAACATACATTGCTGATCGCACGCGTGGCCCAGGTGCCGATGATGTGATCGTCACCATTCCTACTGCGCTGCCAGTGGATATTACCGTGACCGGTTTTACACCGGATGATACCGCCACACGCGCGGCTGCAAAATTGCAATTGCAAGATTTGTTTTACCGCTATCAATACCCCGAAGCGGTGCTGCCGCTTTCACACATTCGTGAAGCGCTCTCTACTACGCCGAATGAATACGATCACACGCTGACGGCACCAGTCAGTAATCCCACAGCAACGATCAATCAAATTCTCACGCTCGGCACCGTCACCATCAATGGAGTGGTGGTATGACCGAATGGCGCATTGAAAAATGGCGCGGGTTGATTGTGTCGCACTTGCCACGCGGCGCAGCCATCTCGCGCAACCCCGATAGCAACTGGATGAAATGGGTGCGCGCCAGTGCAGTTGTGCTGGCAGAGTTGGATGAAAAACTCGAAGCCGTGGCGAAAGAATGGAACCCGCTCTACACCATCACGCGCTTACAAGATTGGGTGATTACCACCACCGCAAAAAATGATTGCGGTGCGGTCACCGATACGCAAGAAGAACAGCGTGCGCGTGTGCTTGCGCGCTTGCGCATGACAGCGGGCGGCATGGATGGCAAAAACGGCAGCGCTGCTGCATTTGCTTATCTTGAAGCCGTAGCAGAACGCTTGGGCTATAACGTCACCATCACCAAAGCCGCGCGTTGCGTGATTAACGTCACCATCAACAGCTACAACGGCGGTGTGGCGTGTTCACCGCGCCGATACAACAACGCGCCCTACGGCGGTTTGTACGGCGATTGCGGCTACGCCTTGCTCGACTGCATTTTGCACAAATATGTGCGCGCTTCATGGCAAATCAATTTTATTTGGCCAACCTAATTTCTATTCCAACGCACCTAATTAAATAGCAAGAGGAAACGATCATGGATTACGCATCAACCGCTACCGGCACCGAAGATGGCAAACCCTTATTGCTGATGCCAGACCAAGACCATCCAGACACCATGAATCAAATCGTGTGGTCGCTGATGAACATTTTGGAAGCGCAAAGCATTGCCGGTGTGCCGTTCGATAAAACCAATGAAACGACTTACAACCGCGTGCGCATTGCCATCCAGCAAATGATTGATGCGGCTAAAGTATCAAAAGCCACCTTGACCGAAGTGCGTGAAGGCACCAATGACAGCAAGTTTGTATCGCCACTCGGCGTAACAGCCGCGAGCGGCAATTACTCGCAATACATTTCAGTGGCAACAACACCGGCGGCGATTGCCAACACCGCCATGGGCGGTTTGATTATTGCGTCAGCCAGCGCATCGGCGATCACCTTGCCAGCACTGGCAGGAGTCGCGCGCATCGGTGCTGCGTATCATTTTTTGAATTTATCCGCCAACACCGTTTCTATTTCGCGGGTAGCCAGTGATCTGATCGTGAAAGAAAACGGTACGGCAACGGAGATTAGTTTGCGCTCTGGTAACAGCGTGTCGCTGATAAAAATTTCCGAGACGCAGTGGGCGTGTGTTGGCTCCAAACAAAATGATGCGCCGTTTCAGAAGGAGTTTGTTAGTGGGTGGACAACCTATGTGTCGAATAAGTTTTCGGGTACGGGGTGGGTGACATCTGAATACACTTTTCCGCACGGTTTAGGTGTGATTCCAAAATTCATGCGCATGGAATGGCAGTGCCTTATCGCTGAGGGCGGATACTCTGTTGGCGACATATTCGAAACGGATACCGAGCAAGCGAGAAAAACGGATGGTTATGCAGCAGGGCATTCCACCAAAAAAACGGCGACGAATATTTACATTGCGTTCGATAATAATCACGGCACGCTGCTGCATGATTGGGTTGGAGATAATTACTTTTTGGCAGCAAATAACAAATGGCAGTGGCGCTTAAAGGCGTATGCGTGATGAACGACCTCATTAACGGCGTATTTGAATTGCTGGCTGCATTGTTTGTACTGAACCACTGCCGCGTGCTGCTGCGTGATCGCGCCGTGGCTGGTGTCAGCATTCTCAGCACCCTGTTCTTCACCCTGTGGGGCTGCTGGAACCTGCATTACTACCCCGCGCTGGATCAATGGCTATCGTTCTACGGCGGCCTGTGCATCGTCATCGCCAACACCTACTACATCGCCCTGTTGGTGCGGTTTAGGGCGCTGTCGAAGCTGGGTTAAATCGGGTTTTTAGAGGTGTTTAATGGGCGATGAAACTGAAGTTATGAACATGGAAATTGTGGATGAAGATGGCGAGAACTTGGCTGTGAGAGCGTTTCTAGTCATGTACCCATCCTGCCGCGCTATCGGCCAAATGAAGCAGCACATGGAGCTATCAGGCTACCCACTGTGGCCAGATTGGGTGGTTACTGCTCACCCGCGTGAACATCTTACAAAAGCTGGCGCGCAGCTCTGGATACGGTATTTATTGGGGTTGGAGGCGGAATTGCTATCGTCACCAGTGGTAGAGATAGTGGGGCAGTAGGCGGGTTCGTGGAACACTTCCACGCGGCAGATAGTCAAGCAACTAGACTTCTCGCAAACTAAGTGTCATCAATTCGCAAACCAACCGTCCGCGTACAATGTGAAACGCGGTGTCTCGCCAAAGATGTTCCACAGTTAATGGTAGCTAACGTGGTTATGCACATTTGATCTTGCTTTGTTATAAAAACGTGAAGATGGGTGTGTATAATCATGTTGCTTGTGAAGTTATCATTGTAACTTATTGAATATCAAGAAATTATT